GGTCTACGAGACCAGCGAAGCGTTTGAAGTCCAGCTCGTTACGCCCAACTAGGTCTAGGATGCGGTCAGGTGTTGCAGCATCCCAGAACATAGCAACGGACAAACCATCTTCGACATTGTGGGTGATGTTGACGAGTTTCAGCTTCTTGGCTTTCAAGGTGCCTGTGTTGTCAATACCAATGAGTGTTGCAGGGTCTACGATAACAGTGGAGGCAAGGTCGGAAGTGTCTAACACCCCAACGATTTTAACCACTGTGTTTCGCGGCCCGTCCAGAATAATCTGGGTGGTTAGCGAGTTTGCCATTAGGACTAGCCCCTGAGATTAACGGTCTTTCGACGCGAAGATGTAATCCAGCTGCATGGTGCGAGCAACTGCTGTGGAAGCCAGCATCGCAACGAACGGCTGCAGTAGTGCAGAGGAAAGTACTGGTGGTTTGATGCTTGCCACATAGCCACGTGGACTGTTGGGGGGGACATCATTATTACCAGTAGTCGGATTCCAATAGACAGCGATAGAACCATCAGGGTTGACTTCCATCCCCAATTCCACTGGGACACCAGCAGTGAGCGTGCACGCTGCAGGTAATGGTGTTGAGGTTGTCACGCCACCTGTAATGTGGTTTAGCGTAAAGGTGTTGACACCCGCCGCCTTACCAATCCACGCACCGTCAGTCGGGGTTAGTGGGGTACCACTGACAAGACCAGCTGTGATTGCCGAGAGCGTTGCACTGTCTGCAATGAACTGGATTTTGTAGAAGGTAGCCTTTGCATTGCCTGGGACAGATGATAACTTAAAGCTATTCACAGCTCGGCCAATGATTGCAGTGTCATTTGCGGCTGCTGTGGTGCTTAAAAGCAACAAACCACCCTCACCTGATGTCATTGCTGCAGTAGGTACCCCCACACCAGTGAGCGCCCAAGGGTAGCCAGCTGAGTAAGCCAAGAAGTCATCAAAGACAAAGTATGACCAAGTCAAATCTGGCATACCAGCATCGCCCATGGTTTGCCAAGGGGCAGCGTTAGTTATGCCGCCAGGTGAACGTGTAGTTTCTGTGTTCATAATGAGAATCCTTAAAATAAATAAAGTTTGGGGGTTACTCACCGCAATTAAAAACTATTAATAGCCGCGAGTAACCCCCATATTTGCAAATCAATTAAGCCGCATTGCTACCATACAAGCCACGAGGATTGGCCCAGAGGAATGTATAGCGTTCGTATGCCCCTACTTTGAAGTTGCGAGTGTCGGAGTCATTATCTTCCCAGATGTCCAGCGCTTCCCGCTCTTGCCAAATCAAACCTTCTTGGCAATTGGTAGTGAGGAACCATGGGCCAGTTGCTGTCAAGTATGGGTTGGAAACCAGACCACCCGACAACAGACGACCAACCTGAATCGGATTGATGTCGTTGTTGTTCGTGCCTACTTGTTGCGGGGTTTTCAAGATACGTTCCGCATTGAAGTAGTTGTTTGGGTGTACGACCAACTTGTCACCAGTGAGTGGTTCGATGTAACCGCGATCATCTTTCGCTTGCATCATGAGGATTAACATATCCTCAAGTGAAGCTTGGGATAATGCAGAGTCAACAGCGAGTTTATTTTGCCAAGTACCACCTGAGAAGTTGGGGTGGGCTGTGTTGAGCAAGGACACCCCATCACCACCGATGTAGGTGGCATTGAAGGCGCGGTTGAACACGTTTGTTGCATTGATGTTCTTGGTTTCAGCAAAGGCACGGCGGAGCTTTTCCACACGGTTCTTCGTCAACTTGATGTAGAGATTATCTTTCAGCTCTTCATAAGTTGTGATAACCCCAAGACCGTACGCAACGTTAGTACCGCGTGTTACAAAACCTTGTTGGAAGCCGTCGAAGCTAATCGGCGCGCCTTCAGGTTTCACAACAGCTAAGCCCAGGCCAACACTTTGAACATACTCTTCATAGTTTTTGGTGGAGGCTTCTTTGCGGTACAGCAGAGGCGCGAATTGCGGGGCAGAATTAGCGGCACTATCCCACCAAGCGCGGACGCCAGGCCACAGGGCCTTGGGATATGAACCCGTATTTACAATTCCTGACATAAGTATGTCCTTTTCAAGTTAGGGAAGCTAAAGAGGTAGAGGGTTAGATGCCCGCTGTAGCACCTTGTAATTCGTGCTGGTTGATCTTCACAAGCCACTTTGCATTCGGGCCAGGTTCGTTATCCGCACGTTGCACACGACCCATAAGCTTCATGTTGAGTGCGGCGGTCACAGCCACGGAAGAATTGAGGAGGACAGTCGCGGAGTTCTGGCCAGCACCGGCAGGCACCGCGATGGTTAAGCTCGCATTCTTGTTGGCAGATGTTGCGGGGATAGTGGACAAGCCATTGTCTTGGACTTCGAAGATAACGGCAGGGTCATCAACAACCCAGACGTAATAGTCGCGGAGCTTCACAGCAGGGATGAATTGGATCGACAGGTCCAAGTTCGTGCCGATGAGTGAGGGTGCACCTGGATTCGCAACAGCCACCCCTGCAAGCACCCCACGGAGGGTGTCAGTACCGAGTGCTTTTGCGATCGCTGGCACGCCATTCGCGTCGGCATTCGCAGCAGACTTCACAACATCGCCACCATAGTAGGCGCTACCGTCAGCTTGTGGAATGTAGTACAGATTAACAGCACCATTCCAAGCACTACCATCGAGGTAGCGCGAGGGAACTAAGCCCTTCGGGGCATTCAAGTTTGCCATGGTTTAAAATTCCTTGCGGTAAGATGTATCGACGTTGGTTTTACGGTCTTTAAGAGCGTATTCACCAGCTTGTTCGCCTCTGGCGCGGCGGCGGATGTCTGCGTCGCGTTCGTCGGCTATTGCGTGTCGCTCTGATTCACGCTCTGCCCACACATCGTTGGGACACTTAAGCAAGAATGCCCGCATAGGGAGACCTTGTTCAGTCTTGCCTACGTAACGACTTACGCGATTGGTTAGCTCAGAGTCGGCTACGACACTTTCAGAGCGGCGGGATTTCATGCCTACCTCATCTGGGGTTACAAAGTCGAAGCCTTCGTCAAGGAGTTGCTCAATGGCACCTTCCCCATCATCGTTTTCCCAGTAGAGGTGAAAACCTGGGATTTCTGCATTTACTGATAGCTTTAAGCGGAGGCCGCCTAGGTTTGCCGCACGAGCGCGAGGCTGGGAAGTGGCGGCGCGGTCTGATTCAGTCCGTACTGCAACGGCTTTGCCTGCGTCTGTAGTTGCGACTGGAATGTTAGCTGGAGTTGGAGTCATGATGTGATTTCCTAAAAGGGAATGGAAGTACAAAGCAAATTGTGGTTGTAGTGGTTAGTTGCGCGTAAAGTAGTCTGCGAGGAACTTATCTTTAGTGACCCAGCCTTCTTTAATGAATTGCTTCATCAAACGCAAGTCCTCGGCAGGGAGATCCCGCTCTGATTTGCCCCCTGGGATTGTTGGGGTGCGTGTGCCAGCGGAACGGGAGGCGGAGTTGACAGGATTTTGTGGCTGACCTTGGGAAGTTGCCATGGCTTTGAAGCGCCGTGGGAATTCCTGTTCCATTTCGAGACGGACTCGGTCTAGGAGCTTGCGACCACGGAGATTAGAATCTGCTTTGACAAGCTCATTACCTACAGCGATAGCATAGTCGTAGAGCTTCTTGTCATCACGAAACCACTCATTACCTTCGGAAATCCACTCAGCAATTACAGGATGTTCGAAGTCAGTCACAGTTGGTTCGGGGGATTTTGCGACTAGGGTTTCTTCCTGCACTGTGGTTTTTACAGTGGCGGCTTCTTCCTTCAACAGCGCAATGCGGTCTTCAATTTCAATTACCAAGTCATCATCACCTTCCCGAGTCGCCATGCTCTTTTGCTTACGCAGGTCTGTGATGACAGAGCGGAGTTCAGCGTCTTTCTGCGCGAGGATGGAGGCTTGGAATTCCGCGAATGCTTTTGCAGTGCCCTTGAAGGCCTCCAACTCAGCACGGACGGCCGCGAGTTCTGACTTGAGGGTGGCGGAGAAGTTCGCACCACGGTCAAGGAAGGTTTCAGCATCAACCCACTGCTCTGCAGGGCCTTTGAATTTCTCTTTCGGAACCCAGCCCTTCTTGGCGGCAAGAGCTTCGGAAGGGTCGGGGTCCCCAGAGGTTTGTTGTCGTACCTTGTTGCTGTCGTCCGCATCTTCATCTGAGTCCTGCAACTCCAGCGCATGTTCCGCATCTGCAATCGCATACAATTCAGCTTCAATATCCGCTGCGGTACGTGGGGCTTCTTGGTTAGCTTGGTCTGCCATGGTGGTAAGTCCTTTCTAGGTGGTGAGGTTTCTCACGGGGATTAAGAACTATTAACACCCGTGAGTTATTACTAA